TGAAAACAGATCAACAGACGTAACAAGCGAAGACCGCTTGCAGAATATTTACAGCGAAGCAAGGACAACAACAGTAGAAGGATAATGTTATGAAAGTAAATAGAACAGGATTTGACCAAACAACTAGCGGTCTAAACATAGAAAAGGATGTTGAAGCTCAACTTACCTATACATTTAATTGGAGCGACTGGTTACCAGACGGAGACACAATTGCAACTGTAGAATATTCAGTGGCAGCTAGAAGAAACGATCCTACACCGATAGTAATTGAATCAAGCGGACTTGCTGATTCAAACTCAGACACATATGTAGAATTATCAGGTGGTCAAGTTGACAAAACATATATTGTAACATCAAAAGTTACCACAAATGACGGTCTAGTTGATAGACGTAGTTTTAGAGTAAATGTTACCAACAGGAGTGCATGATGAAAAACTACGATGATTTAGACAAAAGATTGTCCTTGCTAGAACAAAAACTAGATCTTATTCTTACAAATCACCTAGCTCACATGCAAGCTGACATGAACTTTATTAAGAAGTTTTTGATCGGTGTAAGCATTGCAGTGGTATTAGAAGCAGTTTATATCATAACCACATTTAACGTAGGATCATTACCTCTGCAGTAAATATCTGTATGAATAGAGATTTTATTCCTTCTGAAATACTAAAACGTCTTAAGTGGGGTGGTAAAGATCGTTCAGATCACATCAAGTCAATTGAATGTGATCCTAAACCCTGCGAAGATTGCGACAGAATAGTTGTAGATAGACGTGTGATTTGGAGAAAACACGATGATGACACTGTTAGAAAAAAATGCATGAGCTGCAAATTGTTCTATAATCCACTAACGAAAAAATATGAAATACCTATTCAATCCGCTACAGTCTTTTTTAGAGGCTTATATTCTAAAAATGATAAATAGTTGTGTATAGTAAAGTGATAATCTGTTTGTTTACTGCCATTAACTAACTCCTATAGAGCTTTACTATACTCCTTAAAATATAAAAATCTGTCATAACTTTTTACACCTCCTGAGATAATTTCAAAGGGGGTGTTTTTTTCTCTTGACAATCAATAAGTTAGGTGTTATTATAGTAATTGTATAAATACATTATACAAAAGGCAGTAGGCAATGAAATACGAACTTAAACAAAAACAACTCAACCAGCATATCGAACAAGAACAGCTTATTGGCTATTGGGCCAAAACCCAAGGCTTTTCTCGCAAGGCTCTCACAAAAAACACAAACAATCAACAACTACAGGCAGCTAAATTAGCAACTAACATTCTTAAAAACGTAAAAGGCGAACACAAAGAAGTTTATAGGGACTGCAAAAGTTTTCTTAAAAAACTAAACAAAGGCGCAAAAATTACTGACACTGAACTTAATCTAATATATAGACACAGTAGAAGAATACAAAGAATACAGGCTAAGATCTCGAGAAAAGCAACTCGATAAACCAGTGCTCAAAAACCCAGGTTGTAATATGTCGGCTAATGACCCTGGTGCAGTTGATATTATTGATACAGTATCAACAATGTAGGGCCGTAGATTTGCTCACCTAGTTCAAGGGTAACTTACTAGGCAGAGTTGGGAGTTTCAATACATCCGTCTCCCACTAATCTGTATCAATCGTTTGCGATTTTCCAAGCAGACGCGACGGCTATAGTAACACGGTATAAAATAAACTGAGCAAGACTCTATGTTCTTTTTTTTTGTATTTGCTGTTACTATAGCCGTCGTATGACTTCTTTTCCAAGTTAATAATTATTATTATATCATTTAATTCATATGTTAGTTTGAGCGATAGCGCATATGAGTTCTAACAGAACGAATAAGACTAACGCAGTTAGGCTTTGATTATGAGAAAAAAAATGTTGATTGAATACTATGCAAATGATCTAGAAGATGCTAAAATTGAAGATATACTACAGCATTTTCATATAGAACATTGGTATAATCCTGAAGACGAATACTTTGTAATTAAAACTAATGATGAACGCATAGTAACTATTCTAACACTGCTAGGCATAGAAATCTCAATTACTTGACGTTTAGAACCTATTTTACAAGGTGTTTTTTTATTCTTGATAAATATTATTATGAAAGATACAAGAAAAGCACATGGTCAAACTGATCCATCTAAAACAGGACCGAGACCAAAACAACTAGTAGATACTACCATACAAGGATTTCCTGTAGGCAGAGATAAAACTGTAGTGCCACCAGATCAAGTATATGAACTGGCTGCAATAGGCTGTGATGACAGAGAAATTGCACGTTTCTATAGAGTCAAGGAAGATACACTACGTTATAATTTTGCGGATGAACTTGCAAAAGGCAGAGAATATGTAAAGATTAGATTACGCCGTGCAATGTTTAAAAATGCTTGTGATAATATGAATGCAGCAGTGCAGATATTCCTTGCGAAAAACGTATTAGGCATGAGCGATTCAGTAATTGATTCAAGTGCAAATACACCGCTGCCGTGGAATGAAAATGAAGATCAAAATGTAGAAATAGGAGAAGAAAATGACAGAGAAGAAATCACAGGACAACAATGACACAACACGTGTGGTTGTGCTGGATGAAAAAATAGTATTGAGGCCCACAAATGTCCTACTGGGTCGTAAATAGTTGCGTTGAAAAACCCAGTAAAATTATGCCCAACGCAACAGTTTGGCATATAGAGTTTGTAGATATTCAAACTCGAGAACATAGAGTAACTTATGTAGAAAAGAGATTTAAAAACTATCGCAACTGGCTTGAAATAATTGATAGTTATCCACTGGGTCTAATAGTAACAAATCTCAAACAACTGAATGGCAAAAGAATCAATGCAGACTCTAAGCCAGAAATACTTTTTGCAGTTCCACAGTCAGAACTTGCAGATATAATAGCGGAGTATTGGAATGATAATTGAATTACTTAATCTAGGTGTAAACTTTTTTACACTTTGTTTTGTTGCAACAATCCTAAATGACATGAGAAAAAAATGACTTGGCAGTTTATGGACAAATTGTTTGACACTGCTCCACAAGATTATCAAGGCTTTGTGTATGAAATACATGACACAAAGAATAATCGATACTACATAGGCAAGAAGAACTTTTGGCGCATTGAAAAACTAAAACCATTAAAAGGCAAGACCAACCGTCGTCATAGACGCAAAGAATCGGATTGGCACAGCTACTATGGAAGCAACCTAGAACTACAAAAACAAGTGCAACTATTAGGTGAAAGTTATTTTAAAAGAAAGATCCTAATTCTTTGTGAAAACAAAAATCAAATGAGTTATTTTGAAATGAAAAAACAATTTGAGTATGATGTGTTGCTGGACAATAGATATTACAACAGCTACATAGGTGGCAGAATTACTGCAAGAGGTTTAAAGAATGTATGAATACAAATATGTGAATAAAAGTAAAAGAAATCACCCTGACAACAACGGACGCCCTTGTCAAAAAAAATGGATTACCGGAGAAGATCCTATGCGTCGAGACAAGTATTACTGTTGGATGAAACACAGGAGTCAAGCCAACTATAGAAAACAAGAACATGATATAACCTGGGAAGAGTTTGAAAGTCTTTGGACAGACGAGCTTTGGGAAAATCGTGGTCGTGGAGTTGATGGCAATTCAATGATAAGAATAGATACAGAACTAGGATGGACTGTAGACAATGTATACATCGGCAAAAAAATAGAATACTTACAAAGAGCAAGTGAATATAGAGACCATGATTGATCCACATTTTGATCCTTACGAACAATTGATAGACGCACAAGATATGATTAGCCAACTTATTGATGCACACAACAATCATAATGAATTGTTGGTAGCATATTCAAAACAAAATGAACAAATAGCACAGTTGTTAAGTTCACAACAACGGCAACTGAATAATTTAAAACTTCAAATAAAAGAATTGCAACAACGTGAAACTGAGTAAGCCACAAAAACAAATTGCAAGTGATGCAAGTAGATTCAAAGTTGTAGTTGCAGGCAGACGCTTTGGCAAAACCTTCCTCAGCCTACGTGAAATTTGTTACAGAGCTAGAATACCCGATCAAGAAATA